GGGCGTCCAAATCTTGCCAATGGCATTTCCCTGTACGTTAGCGATGACCGCAAGGTAGCAACCTGGAGTTTGGCCGGCTGTAAGTACGTGCACGGAAAGCAGCTGGTTTGATATGAATTAAAAGTACCTATCCCAAGAGGGATGTTGTGGGGATAGGTAAATGGTGAGAAGATCACTACCCACTAACATATTAGCTAGATTGAGTCAACGATTCTTTACATTTAAATATTGTATAAACTCTATTATTTGTTAATAATTTTTCATCATAGATTGATAAATAGTCAAGAGAGTATTCATATCCATATAATGCACAATCTCTATAGTTGTCAAAAACTTTAGTAGCACCTGGTAATTCAGTACAAGTTTGCATAGTACCGCTACAAATAGCTAAAGAAAAAATAAATACTTTTATCATTGACAATCCTATATTATCACCTATATTAAGTTTTTAAAATGAAAGGAAACGCATATGACAGATATGACTAAATATAAAAATGTTTCTCTAACAAAAGAAACATACGCTACTTTACAGAAATTGTCGAAGGTTATTTTTCCTGACGCAGAATTGTCTGTAGCAAAAACAATTAATGCATTAGCAAATGAGAAAGCGAAAAAACTAAATGGCAAGTTCAAGAAAAGTTAAAAAAGTATACGTATGTCCTACTTGTAAAGGTAATGGCTACGTAAAAGTCGCATGTATTATGGATACAGAAGATATGATTCATCAATGTTGGGATTGTGATTCTCAAGGAGAACTTTATGATTATGGCGATGAAGATTTTTCTGATATTGGAGAAGAAGGAATGTCAGTACACTGATGTTTGATAAATATATTTATATGTTTTTAGATAGGGTTATGGAGTGGTCTGGAAAGATTAACTCCTGGTCCTGGATTAAATTATATGGAAATAGAAAGGAAGGTTATGGCTACAAAAAAAGAAAAGTACGACGGGAGAAGTAGACCTTCTAACAAAGCTTATGATGAAGGTTACGCAAGAATATTTAATCCTGTAGCAAAAGAAGTTAGAACTTCTAAGTTTAAATCACAAGTAATTAGAAATAAAAAGAAAGATGATTATTTTAATAGTAAGTCAAATAAACAACTTTTAGAAGAAATTAATATTAATGAAGAAGAGTAGTAAATACAATTACTTAGACGGAAAACAAATCACGGATCCAGATACTGGAAAACGTGTTTATGAAGTAAGTTCTTATAGACTTCCTAGTGTAACTACGATATTAGGGGCCACCAAAAATACAGAATTTATTAAGAAATGGAAGGCTAAAGTTGGCGAAGCAGAAGCAGACAGAATCAAGAATATATCTAGTGCACGGGGGACCAGTATGCACAGATTCCTCGAGTCTTTTATCACGGACGTTGGCTACGATGATCTTACAGAACTCGGACGCCAGGCGCGTCCCATGGCCGAAAAAATTATGGAGATCGGTCTTGCGCCAGTGGAAGAGTATCATGGCTCGGAAGTTACATTATTCTATCCTGGTTTGTACGCAGGTCAAACTGATCTCGTATGTAATCATAATGGTATGGAAACTGTTGTCGACTTCAAACAAGCTAATCGTCCGAAAAGGGAAGAATGGATCGAAGATTATTTCTTGCAAATTGCAGCATACGCAATGGCCCACGATGCAGTCTACGACTCTAAAATTGAGCAGGGAGTTATCATGGTATGCACGCCTGACTTATATTACCAAGAATTTAAGGTAGCAGGACCAGAACTTAGACGCTGGAAACACGAATTTTTGAAACGTTTAGATATGTTTCATGAACTACAATACGACGAGAAAGAAAAAACAACACCAATGAAAGAAGAGGATTTTAATGACAGATCAAACGAGATGGGGCATAGACCTAGTTCAAGTAAGAAATAAGGCAGTAAAAAGGCAAAAGGATCTTGTATCACGGGCCATGGAACAAGTGATGAAGATGGACGAATCAGGGATCACGGACCTTATGATCCAGATAGAAAAGGTCTATGAAGAAAAATACGGAGAAAAAATAGTAAACAAAGTTGTACTATAATGGGGACTATCCTATATATTATCCAGGATTTTGAAGTATCGAAAGGGTGTCGGCAGGGTGTCGGCAGGGTGTCGGCAGGGTGTCGCAAATTATTAAAAAGTGCGACATATGTATACACAATGTGGCAGAAATGTGTCAATTGCCACAATTTAGCCATAAAAGTTCGACACTTGCGATACCCTTGCGATACCCTTGCGAGGGGGGGGGTGTCGCAAAATAAGCTTTGTATACCAACCCTTATAGAGCAAAATAGCCATTTGCGATACCTTTTCAATTTGAAAAAAATAAGCGCAGTTAAAAAAATAAAATTGTTATTTAGGTGTCGAAAGGATAAAAAGTAAATATGTCAAAGAAAAAATCTAGAGTCATAAATTCATATGTTAAGAAAAAGATAGTAAACAAAAGTTTACCATTTCCATACAAACGAGTAAGAATCGATTGGATTGATATCATCACAGAAGGTGGCTGGGGTAGCGAACGTGAATTTCAAAATATGAAATTAGCAACACCAGTAAGTGAAGGTTGGTTGTTTTCTAAAGACAAAGATACAGTTAAAATATTTTCTGGATATGATGTAGATGATGATGGTTCTATTACTTTTTCGGAGCGGTCGGTGTTTCCAACATCTTGTGTGAAGAAGATAACTCGGATTCATTAATATCCTGTGACTCACCCTCAACAACATCAGCATTTAAAAGAGGAGCGTAATCCTCTAAAATCTGTTTCATTTTTGCTTCTAATTCTTGCTCTGATAGTTCTTCCAATTTTCCCGTTTTTATTATCTTTCTGTCTATGTATAGCCCTGCCGCTTTACCTCTGTTGGCCTCAGCGTTTACCGCAGAAGAAAAAGAACCTTTCTTCAAAGCAGCTTCTCTAAGTCTAGCCAATTCTGCAATGTGTCCTTCATAAGACACTTCATGTTTTCTTAATCTTTCTTCTTTTAATAATGAAATATGTTTTACAACTAAAGGACTAATTCTTGGATTAGTTAGTTCGCTTCCTTCTACCATTGCTCTCTTAGGACTATAACCAGCAGCGACAGCTGCCTCTCTTTTAGTCATAGGTCCATCTGGTCCACCGAATACTAAAAACTCAGCAAATCGTTGTTGCATTTCTGTTAATCTTTTTGGAACACCCATCTTGACTTTTTAAGGTAACTATCCTATATTGTCAAGAATGAAAGTACATAGAAGTTCAAAAGAATTACAAGAAACTATTGAAGGATATAAGTTATTAATAGACCAGTTAAAGAAAGAAATTTGGCAATTAAAACAAACTGCATTTGAGAATGAAAAAAACAAAAATCTCTTGCAAGGTTATAAAAACGTGATAAATGATTTATCCGCTAAGTTAAGTCAAAAAGATTTATGAGAGTACAAGACCTCCAACTTTTTCTAAGTAACTTTACAAAAGGCTCTGACGCAGTAAAAAATGCAGTTATTTTTGTAGAGATAAAAGGAAAATTACATGAGATTAAACGAATGGAAGTACATGAAAATTCTACTCCAATTATTGGTCAACCAGGTCATAGTGCACACAGATTGGTATTAAAAACCGAAAAACCTTCTAAGCTTATCTTGCCAGATAAACTTCAGAAGGACTACTAATGCATGATAAAATTACTCTAAAAAACATATGGGACCAGAGCGTAAATTGTACCAAAAAGTTAAGAAATCTTTTACCAATTTTTCCCTTAATAGACTTGAAAATACTAGCTTACATGGCACTCCCGATCTATTGGTCTGTAATAATTCTGGCCACTTTTTTACCTTAGAACTCAAGATAACAAAGGGTAATAAATTAAGATTTAGTCCACACCAAATTGCCTTCCATGTAAAGCATCCACACAATACATTTATCTTAGCAGAGGCCCTTGGTCCTTGCTCCTCTAAACTTTCTCAAATATCTTTGTACCCTGGTTCACGGATCTTGGAGCTTGATGCTTGCGGCTTGAAGCTTGAACCTTTATGCTTAGGGCTTGATGCTTGCAGCCTGATGCTTGACCAGCTTGGCGCTTGAAGCTTGCTGCTTGCAGCCTGAAGCTTTATGCTTGTGGCCCGGACCAGGGCGCACGCTATCAACGACTTCGCGAGTGTCGGGTTTGCTAATGGCCTGATCCGTTTTATCC